GAATCTCAAGTGCACAAAGATTTTATTTATCATCCAATGGTACGACAGTTAGAGACGACATGTATCTGGGTTTTACGTTTGATGAGGTCGATTTTATCGAGATCAGGGGAAACTTGAGAAAACATGGTACCGGATTATATTCTCCAGCGCTGACAAATGGTATGCCAAGAGAAACCCTTCCAATCGAAGAAAGATATTCAGCTAGATTTTTTACACTGAATCAGGTTTTTGGCTTACTAAATATAGTTGCACCAGTTGGATTTACATTTGTTTGTTGTTGTAATAAAGTTTTTACAGAATCAGATATTGGTATTACCTGTGCTCCTGCCCCTTTACCAGAAAATGTTGTTATAGTATTATTAACAAAATCAATATCACTAGCTTTTAATCTAACTAAATCTGTTTCTCTAATTCCTGTTAGCAACATAATTTTTGCTAATCGTCTTGAATTAGGGTCTTTTATAGTTTTTAATTGTTGTGCTACACTTCTATAAGTTTCTGATTCAAAAACAGGGCCACGACCTAATGTCATACCTTGAAGAACTAAAGGATTATCTTTACCAACTGCTGAAGCGGCATTATATCCACTTTTACCTACAGTATTACCAATTGCACCTTGTATAGATTTCCAAAAATCTGTTGCCGCACCCGGTTTACCTTTAAACCATGCTTGATTTTCTCCTGCAGATGTTAATATTTTTTTTATTCCATCTTCACTATTGATTTGATTAAATAATATTTCTTTTGGATTTATATCTGGAAATGCATTTTGTAAAACGCCAGAATATTTTATTTTATTATGTGTTCCTCCAAATAATCTTACTTTTGTTCTTTTAGCTTGTTCTAATGCTGTTTTACTTATTGCTCCAGTATTATATTTATTTTGTAAAACTTCAATACGTGAATCCATTACTTGTTCAAAAGTTAATGTGTCTAAAGCACTACCAACAATATCACCCGGTGCATATTTATTTATAAATCCACCATCTTCAAAAGATATTTTAAAACCTATATTAGCTTGTTCTTTTTTAGGGTCTATAGAAAAACCAATACTCTTATTGTCATCAAGTTTTATTGTAGATTCTAATTTACCTTTTAATATTGACCCAACAGTAGTAGTTAACAAAGGATGTTGTTTTACAACACTCTCTGCTTTTTTATATACTGTAGTATCTTTAGCTTTATTTTCAATTAAATTTTGTAAAGAATCTAAAGCCTTTCTTTCTTCCTCTGTCATTAGTATCCAAAAATCCTGTCTACTGGTTCATATGTTTCTGTTTTTAATTTATTTAAACGATATACAGCTCGTTGTCGTTCACCTGTTTGTCTTGTCATAACCATATAACGTAAAGCATCGTAAGCATGGTCATCTGTTTTTGTATCAACATCCTCTGCATTATTTTTTGCATAAGGTATTGTTGGTAATGTTCTAATTAAGTTTATACAATTAGAAAATATTTTTAATTGTGGTTCACCTGTTTTTTCTCGTATAGACAATCGTCTATGTAATTCTACTTTACCACTTATTCTATCTCTGTTTGATGGTACAAAACGTATACCGGCTCTAATAATGCTATCAGCAATACTAGGGCCAATACCTGATTTACTCCAACAACTAGCATCTAGTACAGAAGTGTGCATTGGTGGGTCATAAACCTCTAAGTCACTTATTCTATTTGCAAGTTGTTCACCCGTAAGTCCACTCTGATATAGTTCTCTGTAAATAATTATATTGCCATCCCAATCAACTGCACCCCAAAGGACACAACTTGGTGAGGAATAACCATAATCAGCAGAACGTATTCTTATCCAATTGTTGGGTAATTCATAAGGTTCAATAACGTGTATTATCTTATTGAACTCTGGAAATGCTGCACCTTCTGCAACATCCCAGTCACCATCTAATAATCTCTTTCTTTCTACTTCTGGTAGTGATGAAAGCATTGCTTCATACTCACCAGATTCAGCAAGATATGGATTATCGGTTAATCGTGCAGGTATAAACTTTCTTTGAAATAAAGGTTCACCTGCTTTTTCATGATATCTACCAAATTTTAAAACATCACCTGTATCTATGTCTGTAGCATAAAAAGGTTCACCCGGTAATACTGGGTCTACAAACATTTTCTTTATCCACCATCCTCCTACACCACCGGGGTTAGAAGAAGCTCTCATATATGTGTCAATACTTTTATCTGTACTACGTAAACGTGAACGTAAGTAGTTCCAAACATAAGGAGTAGGATAATGTCCTAGCTCATCAATACCAATCCAAGTAAATGCTTGTCCTTGATACCTTGTTACATCGCTATCTTTGTCCACATATGAGAATAATGCTGTTGCACCAGATGGAAAATGCCATGTACTTTTTGATTCTTTAAAAATAGCACCCGGAAATGCTTTCGCATAGAGTTTTCGACTACTATCTATTAATTCTGTTAGTTCAGCTAATGTTCTTCTTAGTAATAATGCCCTATGATTTGGATTATGACAGTATCTAAGTAAGTCAACTAGTAATGCAAATGACTTTCCACCACCTGCAGCACCTCCATAAAGTACTTCTTTCTCTGGAGAAGCTAAAAATTTAGTTTGTGGGCCTTCATTAGGCATAAAAACTACTTCAGCTTGGTCTTCTACTGACTTTTTAACTGATTTTGGTACTTTATCCAGTACATCATCTGTTATAGCACCACCTTTTTTGTTGATTGCATCAACTCTTTTAAGGTTTTCTTTTAATTCTTTTGTTCTTTGACGTTCATTAGCTAATTTCTTTGCTAATTTGTCTGCTTTTTTTTGTTTTTCTCTTAATTTACGTCTGGCTTCTATCCTTGCCTTCTGTGCAATGCTGAAATTGTATGTTCTTGTCATTCATTTATTGTTTTTATTTTATCTTTAGCCGGTAACATTACAACACCATGTAAAACCTGACCATTAACATTAACTTCTTGACGTTTACTAATACCTGTTCTATCTAATATCTCAGAAGCAGCTTTCATTCTAACATCCATTTGTCCAGAAGGTATAGTTCCATCAGCATCTAATCCTTCTGTTAATCTATTTATTGCTTTTACAGAAGAACCTGCTAATTGTGTTTTGGCTCTATCTATAATTTCATCCTTTACAGACTTCATTAACCACCCTCTAGAATCTGGGCTGTACCCTGCTTCTTCAATAGCAGACATTACCTGTCCTCCATTGTTAAAGAGAACGTCTAGAAATTTTTCTTGCTTTTGGGTTAATTCTTTTTTTCGGTTTGGGAGTATTTGATTCATTTTTTTTTGCTGTTTCTGGTTTAGTAAATATTTTCCAAAATGCTTCTGCTAATCCATAGGGGTCATCATGCGGATAACCTATACAATTTAATTTACTCTTCATTATGCTCACAACATTTACATTCGCATTGTCCACCACAGCAGGAGCCACCATTAGAACAATGACATTCATGTCCACACGTTTTACAATTTTTACAATTTTCTGGTTTCATATATTCTTTTAAATGCCATCCATATCGTTGGCTGTAATATGCATCAATATTAGAAAAATTAAACTTTTCCACCTTTTTTAGCTATTATTTTTTTACCTATCATTTTTGTAGGTACTGGTATAAATTTACCACCCGGCCCTTTTATATAAAATTGTTTTTTTCCTTTTACAAATTTTTCCTCGGCTTCTGGTCTATTAATCTTTTTATCACTAAGAACAGTTTTACCTGCTCTATATCCTTTTTTTGATTTTTTATGGGGCATACCCCCACCATACATTTTTGGTTTTTTCATTTTCATTAGTTGCTCCTATATTTTATAATTTGGTTTTCTTACAGCACCACCATATTTGGCTGTAGCTTTATTTTTATTAGCAAAACTACGTGCTGCTCCTTCAGAACCAAATCCCCACTTTTTTAATGCTAATGCTTTTCTAGTTGGTTCTCCACTAGGTTTTTTCATTGGCCCTTTCATTCCTGCAAATCTTGCAGCAAAAGAAACTCTTCTTGGATTAGTACCTTTAGAAACAGGAGCTTTTACACCAAAATGTTTTCTACCTGCATCATTTAATCCACCACTTGGGTTTTGGTACTTTTTTAATGTCATTATTTTTTTGTTTTACCACCACGCATTTTTTTAGGAAATCCTGCTTTCATATTAGCATATGCTTTAGGTGTAATTGTTGATTTTGATTTAGAACGAGATGTTCCTAATTTTTTTCTTTTATTTATATTTGCATACAATCCGGGTTTAGACATTATATTTTATATTTAGCAGAACGAACTCCGCCACCTTTGCTGTATTTTGATTTAATTTTACCACCTTTTTTTTGATATATTGGAGGAGCAGGAAATGGAGCTTTAATTTGTGGCATAGGAGCATTTTTAATATTTCCTTCTTGTACACTACGTCTTCGTTTTCTAAAAGCTACATTCTCATCAAACTCTTTTTTAGGCATTGCTTCTGCTGCACCTCTATCACCCACTTCTAATTTTAAATCAGAAATTAGTTCGTTTAAGTCGAATTCTTTTTTAGGTGTTAATTTACCTTTAAGAAGTCTTGCTGCTCTTGCTGCTGCTCCTGCGGCAGGATTAAGTGATAGTGCTAGTTCTAAAGCCTTTGTAATTCTATTTTTTTTTCTTTCTTCTACTGTTGACATAACTATACCTTATATTTAGCAGCCCTAACACCGCCACCTTTGCTGTATTTTGATACAGAACCACCTTTTTTCATGAATTTATCTTTTGGTCTCTTATCAAAATTTTTAATACTTTTTTGTTGACGAATAAATATAACTTTACCATCTTTTTCATAACCTATTGAAGGAGGGTTAGACATCTTCATTGTTCCTGTTGGTTTCCATCCCCTTGCTATAGCTTCTGAAGCTGTTGTAGGTATTTTCTTTTGTTCTTGAATTACCTGTTCTGGTGTAATATCAGACTTAGCATCTCTAGTTGGGTTTTTTTTTCTTCCTGCTTTAATTCTAGCAGCAAGTTTTTCAGGGTCTAAATTTCTTTTTTTAGGTGTAGTAGGATAATCATCCATACTTGTACCACCTCTATAATATTTGTTTACCATAATTTTTCCTATATTTTATATTTAGCAGTTCTAACACCGCCACCTTTACTATATTTAGAACGAAATCCAGACTGTGATTTACGCTTTCTTGTTTGTGGTTGTTTAATCATTGGTGCTGCTGACATATCTGCCACTCCACCCATTTGCATAGCAGGTCTCCCTGCTGTATTGCCTATATTTGGTTGTGGCGTATTAGCCATTTTAATTTTACGTAAATCATCAATATCGTACCTATCCAATTGCTTTTTAGATAAATCCGGATTAATTTTCCGAATATCTTGAATTAGCTGTTCTTTTTCAATTTTGTTGGATGCTTGTCTTAATTTAGGTAATGTCATTATACTCTGCTGTTATTTGGGTTATACTTTGTATTAAATGGGAACCGCCTAAGAATAAGGTTAGGTCTTACGAACTGCCACAAGTTCCCAATATCCCCTTTTATTGAGCTAGTTTATTACTAGTCTCACTTATATATATTATATCCAGAATCAGGATGTTGTCAAGTAAAAAATAAAAAAAAATTAAAAAAAAATACGATTTTTCTTGACAGATTGCTGTATAGGGATATAATAGTAATTAGGCCCCCTAGGCCGGGTTTATTATATACAGATAGTAATACTAGTTTATATCTAATGGTATATAA